CTATGTACATAGAAAAACCATCAAATGTTTTAGATGATAGAGCAGTCTGCTCCCATCCGGAATATGAATACACATTAGGGCTCCCTACTTGTTTAAGAGTTCCGGTTATAGTACCACAAGCCGGGCATCCATGGTTTTGTAGATGTACATAAGGTTTCTGTTCAAAGTCTCCATGCGTTGGGCATGTAATTGTGACATGCGTATGGGAGTTAGTGTAGACTACCTTATCATAACTGTAATAGTTATCGTGTACAGCCTTAGCCTTTTCTACGAATTCTGATACTGTATGCCTAGTATTACCTGCACACTCAGCACAGCCTTGTTTTTGTACTGTGTGATTAGTGGCTTTTATGTGAAAATCCCCGTGCACCGGACAAGTAACTATAACTTTGGTCTGTGCATTAACGTACTCAGTATTCTGGTAGGTATAAAAACCCTCATGTATAGCAGTAGCTCTTGTAATGAACTCATCGTTTGTTAGTAGTTTTGGCATAGTAGTCCTTATTTATTTAGTGTACATATTATATACTAAGTATACTTATAGTACTCTTAATTAGCTAGTTTGCTGTAAGATCCATTCACAGGCTCTGTAGCGGCTTCAACTATTTCACGCTCATCAGGTCTCCAGTCTACATCAACAAGCGCAAGGGCTTTCTTGGAGTAGGTACCTTGACGATTAGTACTTGTTATGTCAGCGCCGTTTTTGTTAGCCCACTCCTTACACTTGTGAGCTAGCTCGTAAATATTAAATACATCTTTATCAAAATCTCCATCATGCTTACCGTAGTCTATTATTACTTGACTACCACTGATTGTTGTATTATCTATAAACCAACCGCTGCTTACATCTAAAACTACGCTTAATAGCTCATTGTTTATCATTTCTTTTCCTTTTGTAGTATATACTAAACTACTCCGAAGAGTAGTCTGTATACACTAAGTTGTTACGTTGTAGATTGACCTAGATACTTCACCAAGTGATGCATCATAGCTAATCGACTTCATTGTGCCTACGCCTCGTCGGTAACCGTGGTCCGCTGCCCATGCGTTCACAGGAGGGAGGTTACGATGAGATTCGACACGACATAGTGTTCCGTCGTACACAGAGTCGACATGAGTGTGACCTGCATGAGAGAATCGGTGACGAGTTGATGAGAAGATGTCCTGACAGTCAGCTGCCATGGTTTCTCCTGCTTGCTTCATCTTCATAGAGTCACCATGGAAGAACTGGAATAGAACTTGCCCATGTTGGTGGTACTTGATAGTTGAAGCAGAGTCCTCGACGATTACTCGAGGGTTGTCCTTGTAGACTTGCTTGATTACTTCACGGATGCATGTGGCGTTCTCAGTAGAGTGGTTGCCGCCGATGTTGTAGAAGTAGACAAGTTCGTGCTTAAGGAGAGCTAAGTTAATAGCGTAGATGAACGACTCATAGGCTGCACGTAGGACTACAGGGTAGGTAGTAGATAGGTCTACTGCGTTGCTTGACTTGGTTGTGCCCTTACGGTGGCCATCAGCTTCGGTTAAATCACCGAGGTCGACTACGATACCTACACGTGAAGCAGGTGAAGTAGCGAATAGGTGGTCGTAAGCTAACTTGAGAGTCGTTATAGCTGAATCGAGGTCCCAATCAGTACCAGTCTCCGTACGAGTAGCTAGCATACCTAGGTGCAAGTCGTTAGAGATGTACAAGGTAGCTAGGTCCGGATCGGTTAGGGTAGGTGAAGGAAGTTCAATTACAGGTTGGATTGATGAAGTTAGTTCAGAGATGGTAGCTTCGATGGCGTTGATACGAGTTTCAGCATCTACGTCGGACTTAACCCACTGTAGTTTGATAGAACCGTCTTCGGCATAGAGAGTAGAAGTACCCTTCAGCTGCTCACCTAGAGATACAGAGTTACCTGAATCGAGAGGGATCTTGCCTTTGGTGATGTACTTCTTTAGTCTGAGCTTAACGGCTTGGATCTTGATAGAGTGGCCATCTTTGTGGAATTGTTCAAGCATAGCTTCAGGGTCCTTGTTGCAAGCTACTGCAGTGGAGATAAAGTAATGCTTCTTGATGTAGTTAGTCATATGACTCCTTGGAGATGATAGGGCTTACACTTGGGAGATGCCTAATGACTACTTCAGTTTAGTTTTGGCTATTACTTCGAACCCACCTACTGCGATTAGGCCTTCGGCTTCAGATACAGTGATTGCTGTAGGGTGGACAAAAGGTTGGTTGTCATCAGTGCGGAAAGTGTACCAGTAAGTTGGAGCAGGAGCTACTGTAGCGTGTTGTACTGCGAATCCACTCTTTAGTAGGAATTCGAGAGTAAGTGGAGTTAGGTCGACTACATTAAGGGTTGTATTAGTGTAGATAGACTTCTTCGATTGCTTAAGGCGAATGTACTTAAGTTCAGCTGGAAGAGTCATCTTGATTTTTGTCGTGTTACGGTCAAGGTCATACTTAACTAGAGTGTTGGAGATTTTGCGAGTGTTTGCTTTCATTACTTTTTCCTTTTTATGACCGTAGTTACGGTGTTGTCTTTTATGCGGGCTTGGGCGATGTCGTTTAGGTCATACTTGCCGTCTTCCAACTTGTCGAGAGTAGCTAGGTGACGTAGTGTTAACTTGTAGATCATCTTTCGAATTTCGTCGTTAGTACCTTTGTGGCCGATTCGTTCACGGTAGCGTTGGATTGCATGTTCCGTAACGTAGAGAGTTTGCGCTGTAACGGCTTGAGCGTTCTTGTTAGCTAGGAGGTCTTCGTAGCGTTGTAACGAATGACGTTGTAGTTGGTTCTTCTTTTCTAGTACTTCGGTTTGATGCTCTAGATTGAGAATAGTGTCGTGTTGAGCGGGGAATAGCTTCATGTGAAGCCAGATATACATATCGTATAATGTCATTGTGGTCCTTTGTTTATGTTTTGTAGAAAGTATATACCAAATCTGGATGTATCTGAGGGATCTCTAGGCGCCCGAAAACTGCAGCCAGGTATAAACTTACGTAGCGAAGCGTAGTAAGTTTATTGCCTACATACCGATCTAACAAGGTCGATACGACTCTATGGTATGTAGGATAACTTAAGTCTATATACTCTCAATAAAACATAAAGGCCAGGGTAGGCCTAAATGTTAGTTGAATAAGCCACCGGCTGGTCTTTTCTTAGCAGCTGGTTTGCTGTCGGCTTTTGCAGATGAGCTAGCAGGAGCTTTGCCTGATCTTTCATCCTTCCAAGCTTGTACTTCATCAGGAGTAGGAGCATCGTTAGCACCTTTCTTCGAGTCTCTGTAAGTTACATTGTCAGCGTACTTCATATCTTGAGATAGCTTCTTACCGATGTTCTCACCAGAGATGTACTCTTCAGCAGATGCTCCGTCAGATGTATAGAAGTTCTTGATAGCTAATCTCTTAGTAATCTCACCTTCATTTTGGTAACCTTTACCAGTAGGTACTCTAGAGTACTCTTCTTGTAGTCTAATTTTACACTCGATTCCAGATAAGTCTGTGAATACTGCGAAGTCTTGAGGCTTGTTGTCTTTACCAACGTTGTGCTCTTCTTCTTCGATGTTAGGTTCACCTTCAGGTGCATCAGCGATTACGAAGATCTTGTTGATTAAAGCTAATCCGATTTCTAATGGATCACCATTACCAGCTTGAACGTATGGTCCATAGATAGTTTGCTTGTTACCGTTGTACTCGATATTGAAGTTAACCGATTCGGCACCGTTCTTTGTTACGTCTAGAGAAGCGAAATCGATAGTGATGTCGTAGATTCCAGATGAGCTGATGTATGATCCACCAGAAGATTCTTTTACTGCTGCTGCAGATTTATTGATTTTAAAATTCATGTGATTGTTTCCTTGTTAGTTATTTGGTTTAGGTCTTACGCGTGTACGTTAAATTTGGTTGATACCAGAGATTGTGTTAGCTGCCTAGTAGTTGGTTAAAGCACGAATGCATCAACCTCCGCGTGCTGTGACTCTAGGATTTTGATGTGGTCAGCTAGAGAGTACTCATCAGCGTTTTGCGTGTCAGGTAATTGCTCTTTAGTTAGTAGAGTTCTACATGGTAGCCCAGCTTGTCTGTGAGTTACGTGGTACTTCTTCGACTTAACGCTGAAGTATGACACGTTGTCATGAACAGAGATAGCTCCGCCAGACTTCTTGTAAGCACCTGACGCAGCGTCTTCGTACATACCAGTTTCGCTGTTAAGCGTAACGTGAGTAGTAGATACTACGTTCATACCACTACCAACTAAATCAACTTCTAAGAACTTATTAAATTCTGCGATTTGCTTAGAGATGTTAGCATGAGTGTCGAAGCCTTTATACTGCCTAGCACAGTTGTCGGCTATGATCTGGAAGATTCTAGATACTGTGTCAACTACTACATTACGAGGGTAATAACCTTTGGCATCATGGAACTTCTTGATTTTATCGTAGATACCGTCAACATGGTTTCCTTCATCATCAGTATAGCCATGGATGAATGACTCGATGTCAGGGAAACCAGAGAAGTTGGCATGAGGGATTGCAAAAGGGAATACTTTTCCGTCGATAGAGATTACGAAAGAGTCTTCCGGGTCTAGTGTTTTGAAAGCATTAGTTTTACCTGAGTTAGATAAGCCTGTTAGTAAGATTTTTACACCTTTTTTACTCATTGTTTTGTTCCTTTATTGTTGTTTTAGATTCATAGACTTGAATACGAGGTGTGTTATTGATGGGTCGTTTCGGACAGCTAACACGCTCTCGGCGATTAGGTTGAGAGTGTTCTCAATTAAAATCCAGTCAGATTCTTGAATCATATGGTTCACCACGAAGACTCTTACGGGAAGTGTCTTAGTTGGTCGGACAGTATAAACTAAACGAATACGGTCTGTGTTTATCCCTCGTTCCCTATCAGCGTAGGCATAAGCTAGCATCTGAATTTTGTACCCGAATGGTATAGAGTCTGTTTTTGGTTTAGTTGATACGTTTTTGTAGTCAGTGATTGTGGAAGGTGAAGTGTACCTTATCTCACAATCGTGAGAGTACCCAGCAGCTACCAGCCTTTCGTAGTCTTCTTTAGTTATTTCGTACTTCATTATGTAAGTACCATCCTTTGTGTTGATTTTGCTTTCCGTCAGTAACCTTCTTAAGGCTGCTAATACTTAGATTCATTTGAGGGAGTCTGTCACGTAGGTCTATAGTTCGTACGTTACTTATTATACCGTGATCACTATGTACCCAGGAACGTAAAGTCTGATCGGCTACTTTATTACGCATTCGATTACTTACTGCGTCTTTGGCTTTTTGTGACTGTCTTACACCAAACATACTGTTCCTGCTACCAGAAGTATCCCTACAATCAATACATGATTTAGATACCTTAGCTATACTTCGTGAGTTGCATATAGGACAAAGTTTATAGTAAGGTTCACGTTTTTTTGTACTACTTTTACATTTTACACTTTTGTGCTTAACGTTCGGTGCCTTAATTCTGGCAAGCCCTACCCTAAAATATAAATGTATCGGATCCATTACCCAGCCTTTTAGTGATCTAATAGTCCTAATGTGTGCCAGAGAACGCACTGAAGATCTGTTAAGTCCATACTCGTCGGCTAGTTGTGTAATAGTCCCAGTAAAAGCAGGATGGCTTCTATGGTAGAATGTGTATACCTCTTTTATAGCAAATGGTGAGGCGTCTCCTTTTGGAGGAGAATATCCGTCAAAGTAGTCACCACCTAAGGTACTATTGTAACCTGAGCTGTACGTATCGTAATATGATATCCAATACCGTTCTCGTTCCTGCTTGTCTTCATCAGTAACTACTTCCAGTACTTCATGGCTCCATACGTCTTTACCGTACTTGCGGATTGCGTTAGTGAAGGCTGTGGACTTGTTGGATACGGATGCATGAATGTGACCTTTCCATCTTACCTCCATAGTATGTTTAGTTATCCCTACGTAGGCTTTGTTGTTTATTGTATTTGTGTGTTTGTATATAGTGTACATGATTTTCCTTTGTTTATAAGTATATCATTTATATTCTTACAACCTACTTAAGTAATCCATCGCTTCTTGTCCACAGTAGTATTCTGGATTACCTCCGGTTCTATTATCTACCGTTCCGCCTACGTAAACGCCATCCTTTACATGAGCGAGAGTTTGGTACTCGACTTCAGTAGGTGGGTTAGTAGATACGTACTCGTTGATGAGGGCTTCTGCCATCATAGGGTAGAGGTCACGGATTAGGTTCTTATCGACGTCAGGGTTACTGACTGTGAGTAAGTACTCCTCGATTTCGTCACGAGAAGTAGACTCGGACTTAGCGTAGGCTTCGGCAACTGCATGAATGATAGTACCTAATACTGTGCTCGAGCTGGAGTCAAAGATTTTCTGACCAAGGACTTGCTCCTTGTACCAGACTACACTACTACTAAAAAACTTGTCGATTTGTGATGGGCTGATCTTGAAGATGGCGTCATCAGGTAGGGTTACCTCAGTGTAAGAGAAGTCCATGGACGCTCCTTTGATAGTGGTCGTTGGCAAGTCGGGCAGAAAGCTGAAAAATAGTTCCTACCACAGACATCACAATGGTTCATAGTTTATCCTTAAAATAGTCATAGATTTCCAATGCGAGGAAATCCTTGTGGGCTGTTAGGTCAGAGCGGATTGTAGTTGCTCTGATGTCAATGTCGGATGGTTCGAGTTCAACTAAGGGTAAGCCAGCTATTCGGAATAACTCGGAGTAGTTGTAGCTGAAGTAGTCGATACCACGGAATGTGAAGTTGGTACGGTCCTCAGGTTTATCATGTATTGCAATACAAGGTTTACCATAGATTTGATGTACTAGATCATAGGCTTCCATGAAGTTGTCAAACCAGTCGTCATAAGAGTCAGGTGAATCATGGAGACAGTACATAGGTATGTCAGGGTAGACACGCTTGATAGCTGCATGACGAGTATGAAAGTCGAATGGGTTACGGTCGGATAGCTCAGTGGCTTCACCAAGGAATAGGACAGGTTGCATGCCAAGGTCGATGATTTGCTGGATTAGATGCTGATGGCCGAGGTGCATAGGCTGCATACGAGCGATTAGAATACATGGTGTCATGATGAGACCTGCCAATAGTTATTACAGGTTCGGTCGTGACCAGGTACGTTCATGAAATACGATTGACGGTAAGGGTTAGGTTCGGCAGTAAAGCGGTAACAAGTTTGCTTGTCCTTGCAGTTAGTACCTCGGCATTTAGTTATATCAGCCATGTGAATCCTTTGCGAGTAAGATGGTCTTCTGCTCCACGAAGCCAACTAGAGAGTAGGCGTCTTGGTTAGAGAATAAGATGTAAGATGAGCTATCATCCAAGCAGTAACGGTCATCGCAAATACGGGTGATTTCACGGTTATTAGAGTCAGAGCCGTAATGACGAACGATGTCATGTAGCTTGAACTTAGGTTCAGGCGGGATAGGAACGAGGTTGTACTCTACTCCGTCGATAGTTATTTGGTTCATAGTAGTTCCTTTACAAGTGAGATGCTGTGTCGGTGGATGTGCTGCTTGATAGATTCAGGGCTAGGCTGAGATTCTTGTGAGTTGATCCAAGCTAGTGGGCTGTAGGAGTTGATTGCATCGAATGCTAACAGGAAGTTAGTAAATGAGACAGGCGATGGCTCAGCTATGCGAATTGATCCGAGTTTGTCATACTGAGATACAGATAGAACGGCATCTAGAAGTGCGGAGTCATTACGAAATGACTTGATTAGCTTGACTACTTTCTTCGGAGTCATTTCAGGTAGAAGGAAGATACGTTGGTGGTTCTCTATGTGGAATAGGACGTAGTGTAGAATCTTCTTCGGCAGCTTGATGTCGATAAGAGGCTCTGCGAGTTTCGCTGAGTCGTGACCATAGCCCGAACCGTAGCGTTTACGGCAGATTGGCTTAGCTATGTCGTGGTAGAGGATCATGAACTTGATAGTAGGTGATTCGTTGTCGGCTAGACGTAGCATCTCCATAGTGTGCTCGAAGACGTTAGGTTCCTGGTGCCATACAGAGCCTTCACGGTAAGACTTGAGCTTAGCGATAGAAGGGAAGATGACGTCAAGGACTTGCAGTTCGTCGAGGGTCTTGAAGAATAAGTGCGAGTTGGGCTGAGACATAGCTTTCGATACTTCAGCGTAGACTCTGTCAGGTTGGAGAGTGGCTAGTTGAGATAGCATTCCGTTTACCAGTAGCTTGGTAGATGAGTGGATTCGCCAAGTTGGACCAAAGCGAGCTCGTAGGCGTGCTAGGCGTAGTACTCGGACAGGGTCTTCGGAGAAGGCTTCAGAGGTATGACGAAGTACTTGCTTGGCTAGGTCGAGTTGACCATCGAATGGGTCGATGATGTTGTCATCAGAATCCATAGCCATAGAATT